GGGCCCGCCGGGTTGCCCGCTCGGCGTGCGCGGCGAGCGCGGCCACCATGGCGGCGTGCAGGCTCACACCCATCCGGGCCGCTTCGGCGTCATACCAGGCGACCAGATCCGGGGGCAGCCGCAGCGACGTGGCGTTGCCGCGGTGCCGGTCGGTGTTGCGCGGCTTGGGGGTGCGCCGCCGCATGGTCTTGGGGCTGCGGTGGGTGCGCAGCCGCGCCTTGTGGTCGTGGTCTGCCTCTATGCCCGCGACGGTCGCCAGGTGCCGCAGCACACCGCCGCGGCGCTCGACCCGCCGCCCGCACCGCGCGCACACCGGCCGCGGCCGGGCGGCGGGCACCTCGGTGAGCGTGCCGCCGCCCGGGTTGCGCGCCGCGTACTGCTCGCGCTCGATCACGGTCGCCGGGCGGCTTGCGGTGCTCATGCCGTACCCCCGATCTCGGCGGCAACCTCTGCCAGCTCGGGCAGCGAGCCCACCGTGATCACGTGCTCGCCAGCGGCGTCGCACACCCCCCACCCCTCGGGCACTTGCTCGGCGGTGTAGGGCAGGAGCGCGGCGGTGATCTGCGCTAGCGTGATCCTTGCTTCTTTCATGGTGTCCTCTCCGGGGGGGTGTTTCCCCTCCCATTAAGTATATGCCCGGTGGTATGACCACCAAACGTGAGCCCGCTCACACCACCCGCCGAAGCGGCACCACCGTGCCCGCCGACATGGCGGCGTCGAGCGCGTCGGCGACCGCCCGCGCCCGCTCGGCGGTCGCGTGCTGGTAGATCTGCGCGGCGCGCGGGCTGCGGTGCCCGAGCCGGTGCATCAGCTCAGCGGTGGTCGCGCCGCTCTGCGCCGCCAGCGTCGCGCCGGTGTGCCGCAGGTCATGAAAACGCATGCCCGGCACCCCCGCAGCCTTGACCGCCGCCGACCAGTATTTGAACAGCGAGCCCTGCGCGATCTGCCGCCCGGGGTTGGTCGGCGACGGGAATAGCAGAGCGTCTTTCCCTGGCCCGACATGCTCGGCGAGGTGCCCGCGCAGCTGGCCGGCGAGCGTGGCGGGCATCGGTACCCGCCGCTTGCCAGCATTGGTCTTAGGCGGCTTGACGATCACGCGCCCGCTCACCCACGCGGCAGCGCGCTCGATCCGCACCTCGCGGCGGCGCAGGTCTATGTCGCCGCGGCGTAGCTCAGTCACCTCGCCGAACCGCAGCGCGCACCACGCCGACAGCATCACCAGCGCCGCATACCGCGGGGGCATGGCCGCCGCTATCGCCGCGATCTGGTCGGGGCTCGCCGGATCCACCTCGCGCCGCGGCTGCGCCGTCGCCGCACCCTTGACCCGGCACGGGCTGGAGGCGATCAGCTCATCGGTTACCGCGTCATTCATCACCGAGGTAAGCAGGCCGTAGGCGCGGGCCCGCATCGTGTCGCCGGTGTCGAGCGCCGCCCACCAGGTGCGCACGCGCGCCGGGGTGATCGCGTCGACCGGCACCTCGCCGAAGTAAGGCAGGAGGTGGTCGCGCATGATCTGCTCATAGCTGTGCCGGGTGCGGTCGGCGAGCTTGCGCTGGGCCAGGGAAGTGGCGGCGTAGTCGCCGAAGGTGAGCCCGTCGGCGTTGGCGGCGACCGCCGGGGGCAGCCACGCGCCGCGCAGGATATCCATGCGCTGCCCGCCCAGCCAGGCGGTTGCGTCTTGCTTGGCATCGAACGTCACCGGCGCGGTGTGCCGCTCACCGCGGTGCCAGTACCGAGCCTGCCATCGCTTCGACGGTAGCTGGCGGGTGGTGCCGAATGGCCGCGCTCTGCTCTTGCTCTTGCTCATGGTGTCCTCTCCTGAGTTTTTCCGTGCCCCGAACGTGCCCCGGGCGGCACTCCCACACCGCCCAAACACCACGATACCGCCCATGTGTACTGGCAGCAAACCGGCAGGTGAGAGCAAGTTTCCGCAGGTCGCCGGGGCACGGGTTGTGCTGTTGTTCTCCCTGTATAACCTCGCAGAGTTTGCCGAGGTCATACCCGGTTTGCTGCAGTAGGCGGGGGAGCCCGTGCCCCGGGCGTGCCCTGCCTCTGTAACAGAGCATAAAAGTGTTCGTTATCGGTCTTGTGGTGTCGTTTTCCGGGCCGTAACGTCAGTTACAGGCGTGGTATCGCCGCCCGGCGGCATGAGTGTCCGGTTTGGAGTGAGCATCCCGGGGGATCCGGGTTCGGTATATCTGGGGGGGCAGCCCGACCGGCGGGCTCTAATATCCGCGAGCTTGGCAGCCCGACCGGCGGGCTCTAATATCCGCGGGCTTGACCGACGTGCGCGACACGGCGCGCCTAACAAATACCGCGCGAATGCTTCCCACATATCAGGCGATACACGTGAGGACGCAACGCGATGTCACCTCGCCGCGGCCGGCTGCGGCCGGTCACTAACCTGCCGCGGGCAACCCCGCCCGCGCCCGCCCAGCCGGCGGGCCAGCTCATCACCACCGCCGAAGCCGCCGCCCGGCTCGGCATCCACCCCCGCACCCTGCGCGACTGGATCTCTGCGGGCATCCTGCACGGCTACCGCGTCGGGCCCAAAAACCTGCGCGTCGACGCCGATGAGGTCACCGGGCTGATCCGCCCGCTGACCACCGCCGAGCGGCGGTCGCTATGAGCATCGAGCGGCGCAACTACGGGCGCAATCACGGGTACAAGATCGACGGCACCAAGGTGCCGGGGGTCACCACCATCACCCGGCTCATGCCCAAGGACAAGCTAGTGCCGTGGGCCGGGCGGGTCACCGCCGAGCACGCGATCGATCACTGGGCCGAGCTGGCGGCGCTGCCGCCGAGCAAACGGCTTGAGGTGCTGACGTGGGCATGGCGCGCCGACCGTGACGCCGCCGCCAACCGCGGCACCCAAGTGCACCGGCTCGCGCGCCAGCTCGCCGACGGGCAAGAGGTCGACGTGCCGCCCGAGCTGGCCGGCCATGTCGAGTCTTACCGCGACTTTCTCGACCGGCTCGGCGTGCGCCAGGTCGCCACCGAGCTGGTCGTGGCCAAGCGCAAACCGCGCGCCGCCCGCTACTGCGGGACGCTCGACCTGATCGCCGACCTGCCCGAGCTGGTCACCACCAGCGATGAGGTGCTGCCAGCTGCGCGGTGGCTGCTCGATCTCAAAACCTCGCGCAAGGGCCCGTTTCGTGAAGTCGCTGTCCAGCTCTGCGGCTACCGGCACGCCGACGTGTTCATAGCCGAGGACGGCAGCGAGCGCCCGATGCCCTGGCTTGAGGTCGAGCGCACCGGCGTGGTGTGGGTGCGCGCCGACGGGTGGGATCTGTATCCCGTCGACACCGGCCCCGAGGTGCTCGACTACTGGCGGCGGCTGGTGTGGCTTTACTACCGCGAGGATGCGAGCCAGCAATGGGTCGGCGAGGCGGTCGTGCCGCCGCTGCAGCTGGCCGACGAGCCGCGCGAGGTGATCGGGGCGGCGTCATGAGCCTCAACGGCGAGGTGGCGTCGCTGCAGGCGTGGGCAGCCGAGGCCGAGGCTGCGGCGGGCATCGCCCGCGCGCTGGCCCGGACGCCGTTTATACCCGACGGGCTCAAGCGGTACGCGCCCGGCCATGACCCCCGCGGCGCAGAGGCATGCAACCGCGGCCGGTGCACGCACTTGGATGAGGACGCCACCACCGCCACCGTCGCCGCAGTGCTGCTGGCGGGGCAAGAGCTGGGCATCGGGCCCATGGCGGCGCTGCGCAGTATCGACGTGATCAACGGCACCCCGGCGCTGCGGGCGCTGGCGGCGCGGGCGCTGCTGCTGCAGCGCGGCCACGAGATCAACGTTGTCGAGTCCACCGCCACCCGATGCGTCATCCGGGCCAGACGCGCAGGAGGCGACGTGCAAGAGGTCCGGTGGGACATGGACCGGGCACAGCGGCTCAACCTCACGGGCAAACCCAACTGGCGGGCGCAGCCGCAGGCGATGCTGGTCGCCCGCGCCACCGCCGAGGCTGCCCGGTGGGTCGCCGCCGACGCCATGCTAGGGCTGCCGCTGATCGCCGAGGAGCTAGCCGACGGCGACGCCGACGCCGAGCCCGCGGCGATCGAGCCGCCGCCCGAGCCCGCCAAGCCCAAGCGCGCCGCGCGCCGCCGCCCAGCTGCAGCCGCAGCGCTGCCCACCGGGCCACCGGCCGCCGGCCCCGCTACCCCCCCGGCGGGGCCGGCCCGCCCGGTGCCGCCCGAGCCCGAGCCCGAGCCGCCGCCGGTGACCAAAGCCCAGCTCGGGCGCATTCACATGCTGCTGCGCGACTGCGGGCTGGCCGACAAAGCCGACGCGCTGCCAGTGATCATCGCGTGGATACACCGCGAGATCGACAGCACCAAAAAGCTGACCGGCCCCGAGGCGTCGACCGTGATCGACAGCCTTGAGGCGCTCAAAGACGCAGGAGGCGGCGAGCATGAGCCTGCCGATGAGTGATCAGACCCTGGCGACGATCGAGCGCCGCGCCGCGCTGATCGACTACGGGGCCGACCCCGGCGGCGTCGACCCGGCTGACGTGCTGGCGCTGGTCGCCGAGATCCGGCGGCAGCGCACCGAATACCGCACGCTGCAGGCCGAGCTGCGGCTGCGCATGGATGAGGCCGCCGGCCGGCGGCGTCCGGTGTTCTGACATGGCGACTGAGGATGCTGCCCGCCTACGCCGTATTGCCGACGCCATAGAGGCGGCACGGCAGCGATTCACCCAACCTCTAACACTGTGGGAGCGTGATCAAATTGGCTGATGTTGCGATAGGTGGGGCTCTCCCGGTAGGCGACAGCGACGGGCTCAGCGCGCTCGCGTCGAGCCTGATCGAGCACCCCGCGCAACTGCGGGTCATGCTCGCGGTGATCGACTGCCAGAAGATCACCACCAAGACCGACAGCGGCGAGAAGATCGCCACCGTCCGGGTGCGCCGGATCGAGCAAGTGCTGGCCGAGGATCTGACCACCGCCGAGAAGCTGCTGCGCCGGGCGCTGGAGTCACGCACCGGGCAGACCACGCTGCCGCTTGATCTTGAGGATGAGATCGCCGCGGTGTTCAAAGACTTTGACCCCGACGCCGAGCCGGGCCAGGGCGGCGATGAGCCCAAGCCGCCCAAGCGCCCGCCGCGCAAATGACCGGGCCGCGGGTGGTGTCGCACGGCGGCGGCGTGCAGACCACCGCCATGCTGGTGCTCGCCGCGCAGGGCAAGCTTGATTACCAGACGTTCCTGTTTGCCAACGTGGGCGATGACAGCGAGCACCCCGGCACCCTGCGCTACCTGCGCGAGATCGCCATGCCCTACGCCGCCGAGCACGGCATCGAGATCCATGAGCTGCACCGGCGGGCCCGCGACGGCTCGCGCACGCCGACGCTTTACCGGCAGCTCATGGCGGGCGGGGCCGAGCGCAACACCCTGGCTATTCCGGCGTTCCTGGCCCCGCAGCGCGTGCCCGCCAACCGGACGTGCACCAACAAATACAAGATCACGGTGATTGGCCGGTGGCTGCGCGAGCACGGCGCGACCCCCGCGAGCCCGGCGACCGTGGCGGTCGGGATCAGCGCCGATGAGGTGCACCGGATCAGCGCGCGCAAGCGCCGCCCGTATGAGCGGCTGCACTATCCGCTAGTCGGCGTGCTCGACGGCGAGCCGGTCGAGCCCGTCGGCGGGCGGCCATTGCACCGGGCCGATTGCGAGCGGATCATACGGGCCGCCGGGCTGCCGGTGCCCGGCAAATCGTCGTGCTGGTTCTGCCCGTTTCAGCGGGTGCCGTCGTGGCGCACCCTGCGCACCCATGAGCCCGAGCTGTTTGCCGCCGCGGTCGACCTTGAGCGCCAGCTGCAGCGCCAGCCGCGCAAGGCGGGACAGCAGATCTACTTGCACGACTCGCTAGTGCCGCTTGAGCGGGCGGTCGGGCCCGAGGCCGACATGCTGCCGGGGCTCGACACCGATCCGCACTGTGACAACGGGTGGTGCATGACATGACCGGGCCCGTGCTCGCTGGCGAGATCAGGGTCACCCGCACCGGGCGCACGGTGTCGCTGCGGATCGACGGCGAGGAGTTCCGCTGGTACACCGGCCGGGGGATACAGGTCACCGTAGACCCGGACGGCACGCCGGGCGTGACGCTGACGATCTGGGCTGAGCACGTGCGCGTATCCGACGCGATCGACGCGCAGGCCGCCGGGGCAGCGGAATGACCGGGCCCGCCACCGCATACCGCCGCGGCTACGCCGCCGAGCGGCGCACCGCCGAGCTGCTGGCCGCCGAGGGCTATCTGGTCATGCAGTCGCGCGGATCGCACGGCGTGGCCGATCTGGCCGCGATCAAGCCGGGGCAGGTGCTGCTGATCCAGGTCAAGCTCGGTGAGGCGATCCTGGCCGACGGCTGGTTTAACGATCTCTACGCCGCGGCGCTGGACAGCGGCGCGCTGGCGATCATCGCCGACTACCCGAAGCGGGGCCGGCTGCGGCTGCGGCTGATCACCGGGTGGCACGCGCCACGGTCTAAGCACTGGCCGACGCTGCCGTTTGTCACCGATGAGGTGACCGCGCTGGCATGAGCACCAATGGCGGGGTGGCCGTGCTGCGCGCCGATGCGCGCGAGCTGCCGCTAACCGATGAGTCGGTGGATCTGATCGTCACCTCACCGCCGTATTACGGGCTGCGCTCATACACCGACGGGGGCGAGGCTTACCCCGGGCAGCTCGGCATGGAAGCTACGCCAGCCGCATACCTCACCGCGCTGACAGAGTGCACCCGCGAGTGGGTGCGGGTGCTCAAGCCCGGCGGGTCGCTGTTCGTCAACATGGGCGATCGTTACGCGGGCGCGGCACCCGGGCCGCGCACGGCGCTATCACCGCGTGGCGGCGGGCTCAATGGCCAGGCGTGGTGCGACCGGCTACCCGGCATCGGTGATCGTGCTAAGTCGCTGCTGGGCTTGCCGTGGCGGTACGCACTCGCCTGCACCGATCAGCTCGGGCTGACCCTGCGCGCCGAGATCATCTGGTCAAAACCCAACGGGCTGCCCGAGTCTGTCACCGACCGGGTGCGGCGCGCACATGAGCAGGTGTTCCACTTCACCCGCACGCCGCGCTACTTCGCCGCCGTCGATGAGATCCGCGAACCGGGCCAGCTGCGGAACTGCCTGCCCGGCGGGGGCGGGACGTATCGCGCCATGAAGGCCCCCGGTGCCAAAGACACCAACCTAGCCACCGCCACGACCCACCCGCTCGGCGCGCTGCCCGACTCGGTGTGGACGATACCGAGCGCACCGCTGGCCGTGCCCCCGCGGCTCGGCGTTGATCACTTCGCCGCGTTCCCGCCCGCGCTGGTGCGGCCGATCGTACTCGGCTGGTCGCCGGCCGGGATCTGCACCGAGTGCGGCGAAGGGCTGCGGCCGGTCGTGGCGATAACCTCGGGCACCTTTGCTAGCGAGAGCGAACGCCAGCGGCTCTCGGTGCAACAGCGCGAGCGCGCGGCCATCGGCGGCGGCTCGGTGTCATCCCTCGGGCGCAAGGGTGTCGGGCGAACGATCACCAGCTACCTCTGCGCTTGCACCAAGAGGGCCCGGCCCGGGATGCCTGCGGGTACATCGTGTGAGACAGTTTCCCGGGCCGGGCTTCCACCCACCCGCCCCGCAGTCGTGCTCGACCCGTTCGGCGGCACCGGCACCACCGCGCTAACCGCCAGCGTCCTAGGCCGCCACGGCATCACCGTAGACCGCTCCGCGGACTACTGCCGCATAGCCGCATGGCGCACCGCCGACCCCGGCGAGCGGGCGCGGGCGCTCGGCGTGCCCAAACCGCCGCCGGTGCCCGACGGGCAGGCGGCACTATTCCCGCTCGGGGAGCTGGCACCATGACCGACGCCGAACGGAAAGCCGAGGTGACCGCGTGAACGGCTGCCGCTGCGGGCACCCCCGCAAGGATCACCAGCCCGGCGGGGGCCCGTGTACGCACCCCGCGTGCGGCTGCCAGGCATACCGCCGCCGGGCTGCGCCAGCTGCGCGGGTGTGGCCGTTCGGGCTGTATGGCTCGGGCATGGCCGGCTATGTGCTGCGCGAGCTGGAGATCGGCGCGCGGGCGGCCATGTGCGAGGACGATGAGGCATGCGGCTTCGGGCCGCTGGCCGACGTGATCTATGCCGCCGGCGCGCAGCTGGGGACACCATGAGCAAGGCGCTGGCGGCGTCGCTGGGCATCACCTACCGCCAGCTTGATCACTGGACCCGGCAGGGCTGGCTCAAGCCCGACCCGCGCCCGGTGGCCAAGAGCGGCACCGAGCGGCACTGGCCCGACGCCGAGCTGGCGATCGCCAGCGATATGGGGCTGCTGATCCGGCACGGGCTGACGCCGCCCGCGGCGCACCGGATCGCCCGCGCCGGGCGCACCGAGGCGGTGCTGATTGCGATCCGCGGTGACGCGCTCGATGCCATGCCCGCCGGGGTGCAAATTGCTATGCAAAGTGCAGGAGCGTGATGTGATGCCCCGCCGCAAGTTCACGTACATAAAGCTCGATGACCACCTCGCCGAGAATGAACGCCTAGAGGGGTACTCGCTTGGCGTGTCGCTGCTCGCCGAAGCGACGTTCGCCCGCGCATTGAGCTACTGCCACCGTAACCAAACCGACGGCCGGATCACGGCTAAAAAGTGGGCCCGGATTGGCAACGCACGCGGGCGGCGGGTGCTGGTCGAGTGCGGGCTGGTGCGGGCCGAGCCTGGCTGCTACGTCGTGCCGCACTACCTTGAGGTTTACCCGACCCGCCAGCGCGCCGAGGAGATCAGCGAGCGCCGCGCCAAGGCTGCCCGCACCCGGTGGGACGGGGTGCAAAGTGCAGAGCAAAGTGCAGAGCAACTTGCAATGCAAAGTGCACCCCCGGGCGCGGTACAACCTGCATACAACGGGCGGTACAACATGCAAGGGAAAGTAGAGGAGAGATCCCACCTACAGGTGGGATCTCTACCTACAGGTGGATCTGCGGGCGCGCCGCCGCGCGGCAAGCGCGGCACCGCGCAGGCACCAAACGCCACCGAAATATGCACCCGCTGCGGTCGCACCGGCCACTCGCCCACCAACTGCCCGACCGGATCAAACCGGCCCGGCGACCAGACCGCCGGGCTCGCCGCCGCCCGCGCCGCGCTCGCCGAGCACGGGCTGACGCCACCCGACCCCGAGCCCGAAGATCCCGAGATCCCGTTCTGAGGAGAGGACACCATGACCGACGCCAACGGGCACCACCGCGCCGAGCCGCCCGACCCGCTGCAGATGGCGCTCAACTGCGCCGCCGCCGTCGAGCGGCACGCCGAGCACTCGATCCAGGATCCGCTCGGCTCATACGCCGCCAGAGGCGGCGACCGCGCCTATGCCAGCGCGCAGCTGGGCGCATGCCTCGCGCTCATCTCGCTCGCCGCCGACTTCCGCCACCTGGCGCACGTGCTCACCGAGCACGGGCTGCCCGCCCGCGATGACTGACCGCACCCCCGACCCCGCCGACCCCCGCATGCGGTTCCGGCTCTGGGTCGGCGGCGAGCTGGCCGATGAGGTGTGGATCGACTCGACCAACCCCGACGCCGACGCGCTCATGGCGCGGTTCGGCACCCGGCAGGGCAAAAGCGCGGCCGAGGCCGCCGCCGCGGGCAGGCGGTGGCTGGTGGAGGTCTATGACCCGGCGCTGCCCGAAGATCACGCCTACCTCCGGTTCGGCACCGACGATCACGGCATGCGCGATCCGGTCGCTGTCCAGCCCGGCGACCTTGAGCGGGCAGCCAGCCGCCTGGCCCGCCAGGATCCGCCCGCGTGCGGGCTGTGCGGCAGCCCGCTCAACGCCGGCGGCTCATGCTCGGCTGACTGCGCGGGGGTGGGCGACGGGTGAGGCGCTACGCCAAGGCGCTCGGCTGCGCCAGCGCCGACAGCGGCTCGCTGCACTGGCCCGACAAAAACCTGCCGGTCGTGCTCGGCTGGATCCGGCGCTCTGAATCGTTCGTCACCCGGGCGGTGCACTCACCCGCCCACCAGCTGCAGCGCGGCCAGCCGGGCAGCTCGAGCTGCCCATGAGCCCGGCAAGCCCGTGGCGGCTGTCATGGCGGGCCGACCCCGCGCTGGCCGCGCTCGCCGACCGGCACTACTCGCGCCGCCGCAGCCAGGTGGGCGAGCCGCAGTTCGTGCCGCCGGGCCGGTGCCTATGCTTGCGCACCGCCGACGGGCTCGCCGGGTGGGTTAGCTCATGGCAGGTCGCCGAGTACGCGCGCCACGCTTGGGCGGGCGCGTGGGTTAACTCGCTATTCCGCCGCGAGGCCGGCCCGCTTGCATCGGACATGATCAGGGCAGCCGTCGCTCATACCCGCCATTACTGGCCCGCCGTGCCGCCGCTTGGCATGATCACCATGGTGGACACCGCCGCGGTACGGCACAAGCGCGACCCGGGCCGGTGCTACCGCCGCGCGGGCTTCGCGCCCGTCGGCTACACCGCCAGCGGGCAGCTGGTGCTGCAGCTGGTGCCCGAGGCGATGCCCGACCCCGAGCCCGTACCGGGCGCGCCGCTGCCGCTGTTCGACACCGCCGAGCTGCTGAGGATGACCACCGATGGCCGAGGATGACCCGAGCACAATCTGGATCGTGCGCACCAAGAGCGGCGGGCAGGCCTACTGGTTCCATACCAAGCGCGCCGCGGTGGCGGCGTTCGATGCGCTGGTGGTCGCCGGGGCCGGCGCAACCGCGTCGATCTTCCCGGCCCGCAAGGGGTGACGCACGCCACACGGTTACCGGGTTTGGTGGTATGACCACCGGGCATATACTAAGTGACGGAGGGGACACCGACACCGGGAGGAGGTGAGGCGCAATGACTGCTCACCAGTTCGCCGCGCAGGTCGCCTGGCACGGTCACCAGACCGGCCGGGGCGTGCCGGCCGAGGTGATCGCCGAAGCGCTCGCGCTCGGCTTGATCGCCGAGGTGCCGCGGCTCGGCGGCTACGTCGCCACCAAGGCGGCCAACGCCGCGACCTTCGGCGAGGCGTTCGCCGAAGCGGTGCAGGCCTAGCCAGCCTGCCGGCCCCGGGCCCGCCGGCCCGGGGCAAACCCACCAGGAGAGGACACCATGAACATGACCGGCACCCCGCCGCGCCGGGCCGGCGGCATCGACGTGACCCCCGACCCTAACCGCGTGCTCATCATCGACACCATGACCGACACCGAGACGTTTGGCCTGGTGGTCGGGTTCGCCGGGCGCTACCTGCGCGCCGTCGTGCTCTGGCTCGACGGGCCCGGCGAGATCGAGATACCCCGCTCGGCGGTCTGGCGCGAGGCAAGCGGCGCGGAGATCCGCGACGCATCGCTGCGCTGGCCCGGCGAGATCGCCGCGCTGCTCACCGAGGCGCGCCGCGCCTACGATGCCCAAGCCGCCGAGATCATCACCCTGCACCCCGGCGAATAAGCCCGCCACCCTGCACCCCGGCACCGGCACCCCGGTGCCGGGGTCGTTCATGTCCAGCCCGGCGGGGCCCCCCTTCACCACACCGCCACCCCGGGTTAAGCTTCCCCAAGAAGACGTTGCCCGCCGCAACAATCCCGGCCCGCAACCAACCGGAGAGGACACCCACCCATGGCCAAACGCGCCCGCACCAAGCCTCGTACCAGCGCGCCCGCTGCGCCCGTCACCACCACCCGCCTGCCGGCCGTCCGCTGCCACATGTGCCCCGCCTGCCTGCCCATCCCGCCCAGCTCCACCGCCAGCGCGGTGCTCACCGCTCACTGGAATGACCGCCACCTGCCACCCGAGGCACCGCGGTGACCGAGCATGACCGCCAGCCCTACGGGCTGATCCTGCTGCGCCCGCCCGCGTTCACCCGCACCGCCACGCTGCGGTTCGATGACCCGACCGACTGCCTCGCCGCCGCCGTGGAGTACCTGCGCCGCGGCTACCAGTGCCGTCTCAGCGACGCCACCACCCGCGCCCTGACGTTCACCGCCCTGCCCGCCTGCCACCGCCATGGCTGACTTCGCCGGGCAGGTGCGCCGGGCGCTGGCCGCCGAGCTGGCCCGCTGCACCGAGTGGGATCTGCCGCCCGCGCTGCGGTTCATGACCGAGCACGGCGGGCGGGTGGAGGTGCTGCAGCGCAACCCGGTGCCGGATTACATCTGGGGGGCGCTGAGCAGCCCGCCCGCCGTGCTCGCCTACATGGCGGCCAACGCCGGCCGCACCCCGCTGCCCGGTTACGCGCGGGCGCTCGCGCCGCCGCCGTGCGGCATCGTGCTGGTGACCGAGGGGTGGGCGGTCGCCGAGCCCAGGAATCCGCCGCCCGCGTTCACCCGCCAGCTGCGCGCCGACCGTAACGCGCGCCGCCTGCACACCCGCCTGGATCGCCGCGAGGTGCGCAATGCGCACGCCGCCACCACCGGCGGGCAGTTCGCCGCGTGCCAGTTCCGGGGCGAGCCGATCGAGATCCTGCCGGCGGCGCTCGGCGGCGTGCCCGACTCGCTGCTCACGCTCTGGCGCGCGATCGAGCAGGCGCTGCGGTAGCTTCGCGCCATGGGCGCGCACCTCGGGCCATACACCACCGCGCACGTGCTCGGCGTCACCCCCGCCACCCTGCGCCGCTGGCGCTCGGGTCACGTGGGGCCGCGCTGGCACTGGCACTGGTCGGGCAGCCGCGGCATGTACGTGATCTGCTACCGCACCGCCGACATCCGCAAGTGGCTGGACTCGCCGAGCGGTCGCGCGTTCGCGGGCAGGCAAACCCGCCGCCGAAGATACGCCGAGCCCGGCCCGCGGCGGCGCGATCAAACCCGGAGAGGACACCCCGAGAGGTGATCAGCGGGCCCACGCGAGCCGGGCCAGCACAACCAAGCCTAACCGGTCACACCCGGGCGCGCCGCACCCATACCGCCGGTCATTCACCGCACCGCCCGTGTTCCCGGTCCGCTGCCTTGCCACCACGCCAAACCCGTTGCACGCTGGGCTCATGGCCCTGACCGCCCGCCAGCGAAACGCGCTGCCGCCGTCGGCATTCGTGATCAAGCCCAACCGCAACCGGTCGAGCTGGGCCTACCCGCTGCCCACCGCGGCCATGGCCCGCCGCGCCGGGATCAGCGAGGCGCAGCGCCAGCGCATGCTGCGCGCCGCCGTCAGCTTCGCCGCCCGCCGCGGCACCCGCGGCAGCTACGCGCGCATCGCCCGGCTGGCCCGCCAGCGAGCCGGGGCAGCCAGTCTCAAGTCGGGCACGCCATGGCGCAGCAAGCCGCGCCGCACCTCAACGCGCCGCACCCGCCGGGGCCGGCGTCGCCGCCGGTGATTCCATGGATAATTTCGCGGTCTTGTTCGAACGAAAAACTTCGAACGCTTGCTCGACTTTCCCGGCGGCTCCCGTGCGCGTTCGCTGTTCGAAAAGCTCCGCGCGACCAGGCGTTTTTTTTCGAACAGGGGGGCCGACAGCCCTTCGGGGCCCCTTGCCGATCTCTCTCCCCAATTCGAACAAACGCGCAGGCTATTACCGCAGGTCAACAGGCTGTTTCGAACATCGGGCCGACAAGTCCGTGTTCGAAAAATCCCGGCGGCGTGTTCGAATCGTGCGGGCCCGGGGGCGTGCGAGCGGGTGTTCGAAATTATGGCTAGCGCGCTGCGCCCGTCGGGCTCGACCTACCGCTGGCGCATGATGCGCCGGGCGTGGGCTGCCCGGCTGCCGGTGACGTGCTGGCGGTGCGGGCTGCCGGTGACGGCGGCTGATCGCTGGCACCTCGGGCACGCGGTCGACCGGGCGCTGGGCGGTGGCGATGATCGGCTGGCACCCGAGCATGATCTGTGCTCGATGCGCGCGGGTGGGCGGCTCGGTGGCCGGCTGGGCGGGCAGGCTCGGCGGGCTCGGCGGCGGCGGGTGTCTCCTGGCCGGGGCGACCCGCCGCCGCCGTCTAGGGCGTGGTGAGCCGTGGCCGTGGCTGCGCCGTCTGTGCTGGGTCGCCGGCCCGGTGGCGATCGCGGCGGCGGCGTGGGCGGGCGCGTGGTGGCTGGCGCAGCTGGCCGCCGGGGTGCTGGGCACGGGCGCGGTGGCCGGGCTGGTGCTCGGGCTGATCGCCGGCGGGGTGGCCGGGTGGGCGGTGGCGAGCCGTGACGATCTCGGGCCGCGGTGACTGGTGGGGGGTGGGCGAGCCGCCGGCCGAGCCGGATCCGCGCACGGGCCAGGGCTCGGCGGTGTGGCCCCGGCTGATGACGGGCCCGCACCCGGCGGCGGCCGGCAGCTACGGGCCCGAGGCTGTCGCGTGGGCCGAGGCGCGGCGGCTGCAGCCGCGGCGGTCGGCGGCAACGCGGTGGTGGCAGCGGCTCGCGCTGGCGCGGATCCTTGAGCACGACAGCGGGGGGGATCTGGTCTGGCCGGTGGCGATCGTGTCGGGGCCCCGGCAGGTCGGCAAGAGCTGGGCCGAGCGGATCGCGTGCGGCTGGCGGCTGAGCCAGGGCGACCGCTTCGGCGAGGAGCAGACGATCTTGCACGTGGCGCACAAGCTGACCGCGGCGCAGGAGGTGTGGCGGCCGGCCGCGCGGCACTTCGCCGGGCGCGACCAGCGGGCGGCGGGCGCGGCGGTGCGGTGGGCCAACGGGGAACAGCAAATCGAGCTGGCCGACGGCAGCCGGTGGCTGATCCAGGCGGCTAACGATGGCGCGGGGGTGGCGTTCACCCTGACCGGCGCGCTGGTCGATGAGGGCTGGCGGGTGGCGCGGCGGGTGTATGAGGAGGGGATCGAGCCCGCGCTGGCCGAGGCGCGGAGCGGGCAGACGCTGCTGGTGTCCACGGCGGGCACCGCCACCAGCGATCTGATGCTGACCTACCGGGCGGCGGCGATCGCCACGCTGGAGGATCCGGGCGACACGCTGCTGATCGAGTGGAGCGCGCCGCCCGACCCGGAGCTGGACATTGACGATCCGGCGGTGTGGCGGGCGTGCCAGCCGCATTGGGACGGCCGGCGCGAGGCGTGGATCCGGCGCAAGCGGGAGAACGCCGACGAGCATGCGTTCCGCCAGCATGCGCTCAACCAGTGGGTGCCGAGCCTCACCCTGCCGGTGCTGCCGCCGGGCACGTGGCCGGCGGTGGTGACGCGGCGCGGGCCCACCGGCGGAATCACGTTCGGGGTGGAGATCGCCGACGATCACACCCGGGCGGTGATCATCGCCTATGGCGGCGGCGTGGCCGAGGTGGTCGATGAGCGCGAGGCGGCGTCGGCGACGTGGATCCCGCCGCGGCTGGCCGACCTGGCTGCCCGGCACCACCCGGCGGCGGTGGCGCTGGATGGCACCGGGCCGGCGCGGTCGCTCGCCGAGCCCGTCGACCGGGCGCTCGGCGAGGCTGGCCCGCCGCTGCTGGTGCTCGGCGGGCGGGACATGGCGGCGGGCTCGGGGCAGTTGCTCGACCTGATCACCGGGCGCGGCATCGGGCTGCGCGATCACCCGCTGATGCAGGCGGCGGTCGAGTCGGCGCGCCGCCGCGGCTCGGGCGCGTGGGTGTGGGACCGGGCCGGGCCCGGCATCGTGATGGTGGCCGCCACCGCGGCGATGTGGGCGGGCTCGCACGCACCGGCACCGGCGACCCCCGATGAGGATCCGGCGGTGTTCGTATGAGCGGCAGCCGGGTGTGGGGCATCTACGCGCGGGCCGGCGGCGGCGACGTGGAGACGCGGCAGCGGGTGCAGAGTTTGCGCGCCGCCCGCGGGCCAGCCGCGCCCGAGGGCCCGGCGGTGCATGTGCGCGGGGCCACCGACGGGCGCGACATGATCGTCAATGACCCCGGCGGGTGGGAAGTCGACCAGCCGTGGCTGTGGTGGGACGGGCCCGCGGGCGGCGACGGCACCGGGGGCCCGCTCGGCAACCCGCCGCCGGGCGCGCTGCTGCCCGACGCGCTGCCAGCTGCGGTCACCCGGTGCACGTCGATCGTCGCCGACACCCTCGCGGGCATGCCGTGGAAGGTGCGCCGCGGGCGCGAGCGGCTGCCCGAGCCCGACTGGATCACCGACCCGCAGGCGACCCGCCGCGATCAGCGGATCTACGGCGGCGCGGTGCCCGACACCCGCCGGTCGGCGGTCGAGTTCCGGGCCTGGTCGATCACGTCGATGCTCTGGCTCGGCGAGTCGATCTGGTACGTGCCCAACCGCAACGATGACGGCAGCCCGGCCCCGCCGATCTGGCAGCTCAACCCGGGGCTCATCGGCGAGGAGGACGGCAGCTATTTCGCGCCCGCCGTCGATGAGTTCGCCGGTGACGGCGGCGGCGCGGGCCCGTACTATTTCGAGCCGGGCGAGCTGATCGTGATACGCGGGCTGCTGCGCGACGGGCCCCGCGGCATCGGGGTGCTGCAGGCGCACTGGCTCGACCTGGCGCTGGCCGGCGAGGTCCGCGGCTACGGGTACAACATGCTGCGCGCCGGGGTGCCTAACGGCTATCTCAAGGTCAACGCGCCCAACCTCACCAAAGACAAAGCCCGCGAACTGCAGGACGATTGGATGACCGCGCACGGCGGGCGGCGCAAGAAGATCGCGGTGCTCAACGCCACCACCGACTTTCACGCGATCAGCCTTGACCCGCAAGCGCTGCAGCTGGCGCAGATGCGTGACTACTCGACCCTTGATATCGCGCTGATCTTCGGCGTGCCGCCGTACATGCTCGGGATCACCCAAAGCCGCGACACCTACGCCAACGTCGAGTCGCGCATGATCGAGTTGTCACAGTTCACCCTCTTGCCGTGGGCCCGGCGGATCGAGTCGGCGCTGGATAGCGAGTTCGCCCGCGGCACCGAGCTAAAGATCGCCATGGACGCGCTGCGGCGGGCCGACACCGCCACCCGCTACGCCGCGCACAAGATCGGGCTTGACGCGGGGTTCCTGACCGTTGAGGAGGTCCGCGACCTTGAGGATCTGCCGCCCATGGAGGCTGCCGAGGCTGCCGCCGGGCAGCAAGCCACCGGCGCGGCCATGCGGGTGCTGCGCGGGGGCCCGAGAGTGCAGGAGCTGAACACATGAACGCCGACGAGATCGTTACCCTGCCGCTTGAGGTGCGCGAGGTCGATGAGCCCGCCCGGGTGGCCACCATGGTGGTGTGCCGCTACGGCGAGGAGTCGCCGCACACCTCGCCGCGCGAGCGTTTCGCGCCGGGCGCGTTCACCACCTCGGTAACCGCCCGCGGCGACCGGATCCCGTTCACCGACCGGCACACCGACGGCACCGGCACGCTCAAGGCACCGCCGGTAGCGCGCCCGGTGCGGTGGGACACCGCCGACCCGGTTGAGCTTCGGGCGGTGGTCAAGTTCTTCGACACCCCCGAGGGGTGGGCGGCGTTCTGCCGGGCCCGCGACGGCGAGCTGGACAGCGGCAGCGTCGGGTTCAAGGCGATCGCCGAGCGCGCCGCGGGCAAGGTGCGCGAGGTCACCGAGGCGGTGCTGCACCACGTGGCGCTGCTGAGCCGCGCCGAGCTGGCGGCACGCGGGCGGGTGCCCGCCTACGCCGCGCCCGGGGTGGTGGAGGTGCGCGACGTGGCCGCGCTGCTGGCGGTCAGTTATGACCCGGGCATCGCCGACGGTTGCGTTACCGCGTCGGATATGAGCAAACTGGTGCACGGCGGGTAGCGCCCGCCATGGGCCCCGTGCCCCGCACGGATCCGGGGCCCCGCGTTCGTGGCCAGTGCCCCGCACGGATCCTGGCCCGGTTCACCACCGCCGTGCCCCGCACGGATCCGGCGGCAGTCTCGATATGCGACTCGCCGGCAGGAGTGCGGGCACATGGGCACCAACGTTTACCTGAAATCCAAGGTTGAGGAGCGCACGTCACAAGCGGCGGTGCTGCAGGATCTGCAGGACACCGCCAGCAAGGAAAAGCGGGATCTCACCGAGGCCGAGCGCAAGACGTTCGACTCGATCGTGGGCCGGCTCGCGTTTCTCGATGCCGAGATCGAGCGGATTACCAAGGCCGAGCAGGGCGCGGCCAAGTTCGTGGAGGTCTACGGCGCGCACACCGAGGCGGCGGCGCGCAGCGCCGCGGCGCGCGAGGCTGCCGAGCGCGAGCGCGCCGCGGCTGGCCCGACCGAGGAGCGGTCGCGCAGCTGGGGCGAGGCGTTCACGCAATCGGAGCAGTTCAAGGCCTACAGCGGGCACGGCACAAGCCAGCCCTTCAAAATTGAGGAGTCGCGCTGGCTTGAGGAGCGCGATAACCCGGTCACCACCGGCATAGCCAACGGCGATCTCACCCCGGCAATGATGTGGCGCGGGCCCACCGAGCCGCGGCTGCGCACCCCCGTGCTCGACGTGATCGGGCGGGTGCCGACCACCATGGGCTCGGTTGAGTATTACTACTGGTTCAGCCATGACCCGAACGGCGACCCGGCCATGGCCGGCGTGGTGCCCGAGGGCGATCTCAAGCCAGAGATGCCGCTCGACGGCGAGCTAAAGAGCATCCCGATCGACACGTTTGCGTGGTGGAAGGGCATCACGCGGCAGGCGCTTGAGGATATCCCGATGATCCGCAGCATTGTCGACACGCAGCTGCGGCAGGGCGTGATACGGCGGATCAGCTACCAGGCGGCGGCGGCGCTCACCTCCGACACCAACATTCCCGAGGTGGGTAACGCTTCGCTGCTGGCCGCGATCCGCCAGGCGCTCGCGACGATCGATGACGAAGGGTTCACCGCGAACGCGGTGCTGCTCAACGCCGCCGACTGGGCCGACATGGATCTGGAGGTGCTCGCCGCCGGGCTGGTGCCGCCCGATATCAATACCCGGTTCTGGGGGCTGCGCCCGGTGGCGGTGCCGGGGCTGGCGACGGGCACCGCATACGTGGGCGACTTCACCGAGGGCGTCACGTTCTTTGACCGCACGTCAACCTCGCTGATCATGACCGACTCGCACGCCGATTTCTTCCTGCGCAACAAGCTGGTGCTGCTGGCCGAGGCGCGCGGCAACGTGGTCGTGACCAACGCCGCGGCGCTGGTCAAGTGCACCGGCGGCGCGGGCGGCGACGGCGGCGACGGGACGCGCGGCGCGCCGGTCGAGCACACCCAAGGCGGCGGCCACCGCACGCAGGCCAACCGGCCGGCGAGGTCGGCAGGCTGAGCCATGGCTGACCGGCCGGTGCTCGATGAGGTGCGCGCTTGGGTCGACGCGCCGGCCGATGAGCTGTCCGACGCCGACCTGGCCGACATACTCGCGGCCGAGACGGAAGATCAGAATGCGTGGTGCGAGTTTCCCGATGAGTACCCGGCGGCGGCTCGCATCGCGCTGTTCCGGCGGTGCTCCCGGGCGGTGGCGGCGCGGCCGCTGCCGCTCGGCAGCCTGCCGGTGCCGGCCACCGGCGTGCCGATCGAGTTCGGCACGCTGCGGCTGCCGCCCAAGGATCCCGAGATCGAGCGGCTAGAGGCGCGCTGGCGCGTCATAGCGGTGGCGTGATGGCAGGACGCGGCATCGACTACCGGGTGACCGACAAGAGCGCGCCCAAGCGCCAGCTTGCCCGCGGCGTCAACGTGGTAGCGCGCCAGCTCGCCCGCGACGCCGCCAGCTTCACCCCGGTGCGCACCGGGCGGCTGCGCGCCGGGTGGCGGGTCGAGCAGGCCGGCACGCACTCGCGTGTGGTCAATGACGTGCCGTATGCCCGCGCGGTCGAGTACGGCAGCCGCCGGGCTAACGGCACCCTGGTGCCGCCGGTGGCCATGATGGGCCGGGCGCTGGCGCGGGCCAGGGCCCGCGGCGGCCGGCGAGGCGGGCGAGGCTGATGCTGCCCGCGGATCCGGTGCTCGCCTACCCCCGCCCGGACGTTGAGGCGATCGTGGCGCGGGCGGTCAAGCCGCTCGGCGGCACGGTGACGTGGTGCTACTCCGCGGGCGACGGCGACCCGCGGGGCTGGCAGGCCACCGTGCAACTGCAGGTCGACATACGGTCGCACCGGCGGGCGGCAGCCTATGACCGGGCCGACCGTGCCCGGCGCACGATCTGCGCGCTGCCGTGGGCTGACATACCCGGCGCGGTGGTCACCACCGTCGACGTGATAGACGGGCCATTCTGGCTGCCCGACGAGAACGGGGCCCCGCGGTACGTGGCGCGGTATGAGGTCGGGGTGCGCCCGCGGCGCAGCGCCGAGCCGCCCGGCGACGTGTGGCCGCCGGTGTTCCCGCCCGGCACCGGCGCGCAGGGCCCGCCGGGGCCACCGGGACCGCCGGGGCCACCGGGTGCCCCGTTTACCTTGCTCGGCACGATCACCGAGGATCAGCTGCCGCCGCAAGGCGAGCCCGGCCAGGCGTGGATCGTGGACCCGGGCGGGCGGCTGTTCGTCTGGCGTGACGGCGTTTGGCGGCAGCCGTGAGCACGCCGGGGTGGGCCGACGTTGGCGTGATCCGGGGCCCCGCCGGGCCCGCGGGCGCGACCGGCGCGCAGGGCCCGCCGGGCGAGCCGGGCCAGCCGGGCTCGCAGGGCGACCCGGGCCCGCGCGGCGAGCCGGGGCTGCCGGGTGCCACCGGGGCCACCGGGGCAACCGGCCCGCCGGGGCCACCGGGCGAGCCGGGCCCCGGGTTCCGGTTCCGCGGCTCGGTGGCCACCGCCGCCGGGCTGCCGCCGAGCGGCAACCAGCTCGGCGATGCCTGGTACATAGAGGACACCGGCACCATGGTGATTTGGGTGAATAACCTGTGAGCCTGCCATCGGGGTGGGCCACCGTCGGCGAGGTCCGCGGGCCCGAGGGCCCGCCCGGCGGGCCGGGCCCGCCGGGGCCACCGGGCCCCGAGGCCACCGTGCATATCGGGCCGGTGCCGCCGCCCAACCCGACCCCGGGCATGCTCTGGCTGGATACGTCATGAGCACCCCGGCAGCCGGCCCGCAATGGCAAGGGCTCATAGACGATTTCAACCGGCCCAACGCGCTGCTTGACGCCGGGGCCGGCGCGCCGATCTGGGTTCGCGGGTGGATCGACTCTGACTGGCCGACCGACCTGCGCGTGATCTCTAACCAGCTCGGGCAGACCGTCAACGCATGGAATCAGGCCTATGTGCGCCCGGCGTTCCGCCAGTTGCGCTCAGACTTTGACGTGCTGATCGATTGCGTAACCGCGCCGTCGGCGACCAATAGCGGCGAGTTCCACCTGCACATGCTGCTGCAGAATCCGGGCACGCAGCGCACCGGGCTGGCGTTCATCCGGTCGGGCACCAGCTGGATACTGCGCCGCGCCGTCAACGGGGCAAACACGCAGCTGGCGAGCGCGTCGGGCGCGTCGATCGCCAGCGGCACCACGTTCTGGGTGGCCAAGCGGGGCAACGCGCTGACCGCTTACCGCCGCACCTCGCCCGGCGGCGCGTGGGCGCAAATCATCACCGCGGCCAACGTGGGCAGCCCGGCAACCGGGTGGACCACTGGCGCGGTCGGCATCGAGATCGCCGAGTCCGCATCGCGGTGGGACAACCTGCGCGGGGGCCCGTTCGTGGGCGGCGCGGCGCTCAAGTGCTGGACCGGCGCGGCATGGCAGCCCGGCACGCTGCGGGGCCGCGCGGGCAGCGCATGGGTTACCGCCCGGGTGCATGACGGCACCCGCTGGCGACCCGCTGAGCGGGTGACACCGCCATGACAGCCAGGAGAACCAATCCGCCCGGGTGGGCGCTACCGGGGCCCCGGTGCAGCTGGGCCGCCGGATCCGGCGCTCACCGGCTACCAAGAGGAGAGATCAGGAAATGACCACCACCTACGCCGAGCCGCGCGACACCAGCGAATGTCTCGACCCCGATGAGGTGCAGATTGGCACCGCCAACGGACCCGGCATCTATCTGGGCCCGCCGCAGACCGCGCCGCCCGAGGGGACCACCGGCGACTGGCCGGCCCCGTGGCGCTGCCTGGGTTACCTGAGCGATGACGGGCCAACCGTCTCGCAGACCAGTGACTCCGAGGACTTGCAACCATGGCAGAGCGCCGTTCCGATACGGAGTGTGATCACCTCGCGCGGGGTCACGATTCAGGCGGTGCTCTGGCAGCTCAACGCCGCGACCCTGGCCCTGTACTTTGACACCGACGTGCCCGAGGAAAACCCCGACGGATCGCTGCACATGACCGTCCGCACCGACCAGGCGGGGCACACCTATGCGATCGGCATTGACTCGCGCGACGGCGGGCGGGTCATGCGTATTGTGTTCCCGCGCGCCAACCTTACCGACGTGGGCGACATGCCGATCCAGCGCGGCGCGGTTATCCCGCTCGACGTGACGCTATCGGCGCTGGAGACTAACGGCGAGCTGTGCGATATCCAGCTCGGGCCCGCGGTCGAGGGCACGCGCATGGCACCCTCGGGCAACGGCACCGGCACCGGCAACCCCGCCGGCACCGAGCCCGCGCCGAGCGCGACCGGCGGCGCAGGCGGCGCAGGCTCGCGCTCGCGCGCCCGCCGCGCAGCTGGGCCCGAGGCCGGCGCTGAGCCAGAGCTGGCCCCGACGCCGTGACCGCCGGGGCCGCCGCGAACGGGGGCCCCGCACCTTTCGACCTTGACGCCGCAATCGCCGAGGCCGAGGGCGACCCGTTCGCGTTCACATGGAGGGGCACCAGGTACGAGATCCCGCCGGTCGCATCGTGGGAGATCAAAGCGCAGCGCCAGCTATCCGAGGCCGCCGACAGCGGCGACGAGGACGCCATGAACGCCGCGCTGGGCAAGCTCATCGGGCCCGTGCTTGAGGAGCTGATTGAGGCGGGCATGACCAACGGCGGGCTCACCGAGCTGATCGCGCAGGCCACCCGGGCATCGGGCATCACCGAGGGCGGGCCCGGGGGTGGTAAGGGAAATCAGCGATCGTCGCCGCATGCGCGACGCGCTTTGACCCGGACGTAGAGGCAGCCATGATGGCCGCCTACGGGATCAATACCCGGGATCCGCGGGTGTCGCTGCGCCGGGTGTGGGTGCTGGCGCAACGGCTGCCGCCCGCGTTCCGGCTGCCCGGCGAGCCGTGGACCGAGGAGGCGCACCTGCTGGCGCTGCTGGTCGATCACATGGCCCAGCTCACCTACGTGACGATCAAGGCGGCGGGCGGCAAGGCGACCCGCCCGAAGCCGCTGCCGCGCCCGCCCGAGCGCGAGATCGAGCGCCCAGCTGCGCGCGCCGAGCCCGCCGCCAAGCCGCGCCAGCGGCGCGAGTCCAGCCCGGCGGCGGTCAAGCATGAGGGGTGGGCGGCGGCGATCGGGCAGCTAGCCACCCTGCCGGGCGCGCGGGTGCGCAGCGATGGCTAGCTACGGATCGCTGCGCATCGCGGTCGCCGCCGACACCCGGGCGATGACCCGCGATATCGCGTCGGCGTCGGCGCGCGCCGGTGCGCAGGCGCGCGATGAGCTGGGCCGGTTCATTAAGGACGGCACCAGCACCGCCGCCCGCCAGGCCGGCCGGTCAATGTCGGCGGATCTGTCCCGGGGCATGCGCCAGGTCGGCGGGATCATGAAAGACGTTGGCAAGGCGGCGGTGGCCGGGCTCGGCGTGGCCACCGCCGCGGCGGCGGGGTTCGGCGTGGCCAGCTTCCGGGCCGCCGCCCGCGTCGGCGAAATGGACGCGACCCTGCGCGCGCTGGCCAAAGCCAACGGGCTGAGCTACCCGGCGATGCAGAAGAATGTCGCCGCGATCAAGGCGCAGGGCATCGAGACGGGGGTGGCGCAGAACCTGGTCGCGCAGTTTGCGCGCAATCAGCTCGACCTCGCCAAGAGCACGGATCTGGCCACCGTCGCGCAGGATGCCGCCGTGATCTCGGGCCAGAACAGCTCCGAAACGCTCGACCAGCTCACGCACGGGATCATGACGCAAAACAGCCTGGTGCTGCGCAACGCCGGGGTGAACGTGCAGGCCGGCAAGGCCATGGACGATTTCGCGCGCTCAATGGGCAAGACGCGCGCCCAGCTCACCGAGGCAGAGCGGTCGCAGGCGGTGCTCAACGCCGTGATTCAGTCGGGGTCGGGTATCGCCGGGGCTTACGCCGCCGCCATGGAGGAGCCAGGCAAGGTCTTGCGATCGTTCCCGCGGCTCTATATGAACATCAAAGAATCGGTTGGCAAGGGGCTGGTGGAGGCGTTCGGGCCGGTCATTCTGCAAACTTACAAACTGGTGCAGGCGTTTGCCGCGTCGATTGATAAGGGCGGCAAGCTAGAGCCCGTATTTACCGCGATCCGCGACGTGGCGGTGCGCATGGCCGGGCCGCTGCTGCGGCTGGTAGACAACATGACCCGGTGGCTGCGGACGCTCCGGGCCGATGACGTGCGGCGGTTTACCGACGTGCTGCGGCGGTTCGGGCCGATGTTTGCCGTAGCGGGCGCGGGCGCGGCAACGTTCACGGGTGCCGGGCTCGCGCAGAAAGTGCCCGTGATCGGCGACGTGCTCAAGCAGATGACCGGCCCGCTCAAGCAGGTGAGCGGCGGCATGCTCGATCTCGGGCGCGAGGCGGTGCGCACCGTGGTGCCGGGGCTGTCGGGAATGCTCGGGCCGGCTAAGGGGCTCGGCTCGGCGTTCGGCTCGGCGGCTGGCCCGGTTGGGCTGGCGGTCGCTGCGTTCGGGCTGCTGGTCGCCACCTCGCCCGAGTTTCGCCGGGTGCTGGTCGAGATCGCGCGTGAGCTGCTCAACGCGCTGCGCCCGGCGTTTGAGATCGTCATGCAGCTGGTGCGCGATCTGGTGCCCGTGATACGCCAGCTCGGCTCGATCTTCGGCGGCGCGCTGGCGGTGGTGCTGCGCACCTCGGTGGTGCCCGCGCTGCAGATTCTCAGCTCGGTGCTCAACGTGCTGCGCCCGATCCTGCCGGGGCTGATCATCGCGCTGGTGGCGTGGAAGATCGCCACGCTGGCGCAGGCGGCGGCGCAATGGGCGCTTAACTCCGCGATCCTGGCTAACCCGCTTACCTGGCTGGCGCTGGCGGTCGCCGCGGCGGTCGCCGCGGTGGTGGCGCTCATCGTGGTCGTGGTCAAGGTCGGGCAGCGGTTCGGCTGGTGGTCGGCGATAGGCAACGCCGTGACCGCGGCCATGCGGGCGCTCTGGGGGTTTATCCAGCGCTATCTCATCCCGGTTATCAAGGTGCTGCTGATCGTCGCGCTGTTCCCGCTCATCGCCACGATCGGGCTGGTGGTGATTCACTGGCGCACGCTGCAGCGGGTTACCCAAGCGGTCTGGGACGCGATCAAGACCGCGGTAAGGATCGCATGGGATAAGACGATCAAGCCGGTGCTCGACGCGGTAGTGCGGGCTGCCGCCGCGGTCGGTGCGCAGTTCCGCGACGTGCACCGCAACTGGATAAAGCCCGCGTGGGATGGCGTGGCCACCGTGGTGCGGTCGGTCTATGACAAGACGATCAAGCCGGTTTTCGATCACATAAAGACCGGCGTGGCGGCGGTCGGCAGGGCGTTTGAGGGCGCGCAGAAGGTGATCGCTAACGCCTGGCATAAGGTCCGCGATGCCGTCGCCGGGCCGGCCCGGTGGGTCGCGTTCTCGATCATCAACCCGCTGCTCAAGGGCGCTAACAAGCTGCTCAGCAAGATCGGGCTGACCATCCCGGTGATACCGAAGTTTGCGCACGGCGGGCGGGTGCCCGGCGGGTATGGCGGCGGCGACCGGATCCTGGCCGCGGTCGAGCCCGGCGAGTGGGTGCTGACCAAGGAACAGGCGCGGGCGATCGGCTACGGGCGGCTGTCCGGGCTGCCGCGGTACGCCGAGGGCGGCATGGTCGGGCCAGGATCGCGGTGGGGCCCGGTGAGCTGGGCGGTCAACGCGGGCAAGCGCGTCGGCGGCGGGTTCGGCAAGCTCATGAGCTGGGGAAAGGATCAAATAGTCGACCCGTTCTCCAACCTGCTGCAGAGCGCCGCCGCCGAGCTGTTCAAGGCGGGCACCAAGCCGCTGCGCAAAATGCTGGAGAACGTGAGTAAAGCGCCGGTGCCGCCGCGGTTCTGGAATCAGGTATTTGGCAAGTTCGGGCTGAGGGCGCTTGACGGGCTGGTCAAGTTCATTGAGGGCAAGGTCGCGCCCGACTATGAGGATCTCGGCGTCGGCGGGGTCGGCATCGCCGCGCTCGCCGCCGAGGTCATGCGGCGTTTTCCTGGCCTGGTGGTGACTTCGGCGCTGCGCCGCGGCGACCCCGGATACCACGGGCGCGGCTGGGCCCGCGACCTGGGCGGCTCGGTGCCGCTGATGAAGCGCGCCGCCGCATGGATGCAAAAGACCATGGCCCCGCTGCTGCTGGAGGGCATCTTTAACCCGGGGCTGTCGGTAAAGAACGGCAAGCGGGTGTCGCCGGGTTTCTGGGGGGCACGCACATGGGCGGGACACGCCGACCATATCCACATGGCCAGCCGCCCGAGCGCCGGCCCGCCGGGCTCGCCGGGCATGGCGGGCGGGCCCGGCGCGATCCGCAAGATAGTGGCCGCGACCGCGCAGCGCTTCGGCGTGCCGTGGGCGGTCAACCTCGCCATGGCCAGGATCCGGCAGGAGTCCGGGTTTAACCCCCGCGCGGTCAACCGCTGGGATAGCAACTGGCGGCGCGGCACGCCGAGCGTGGGCCTGGCTCAGCTCATCCGGCCCACCTATCTGGCATACCGGGGCCCGTTCACCGGGGGCCCGTGGCTCTACGGGGTGTCGATCGACCCGCGGGCGCAGATCTTCGGCATGTTCAACTACAGCATCCGGCGGTACGGCAAGAGCGGGCTCATGCGCGCATGGTCGGGCACCAAGGGCTACGCGGCGGGCGGGCTGGTAAGCGAGCCGGTCGCCGGGTTCGGGCTGCGGTCGGGCCGGTCGTATGCGTTCGGCGAGCGCGGGCCCGAGTGGGTGTCGCCATTGACCGGGCCCGACGCGCAGCTGGGCCAGGCGCGCGACCGGCGCGGGGTCACCGTCAACGTGTACCCCCGCGCGCAGCAATCCGAGCTGGAGATCGCCGCCGCGGTGTCGCGGCAGGTCGCATGGGCCGAGGCGGGGGGCCGGCGATGACCACCGCGATCCGCACCATGGCGACGCCGCTCGATATCGGCGGCGGCGGGTCGACGCTGACCGCGCCGGGCGCGGTATCGGTGACCGCGGCGCTTCACACCGCGGCACCCGAGGGCATGGTGGCCGTGCTGGTAAACGGGCGGGTCGCGCCGTTTGAGGTGACCGCGCCGGGCGCAGAGTTTACGCAAGCGTCGCTGATCGAGTCGGTCGGCAATCGCTATTACTGTTTTGTCGCCGAAGGGCCGATGACGGCGGGCACGCCGGTTACGGTCGGCATCACCACCGGCGTGCCTAACTATTTCCAGTTCCGGGTGGTGGCGCTGCCCGGCATGACCCGGGTGCTGGATCAGGCCACTTTCAGCGGCACCGCGGGGCTGGCCGCGGTCGGCGCTATTACGGCGGGCGAGCCCGCGCTCGTGCTGGCGCACGGCGGCGGCGGGTCCGGGGCTTGGGCGTCACCGTTCGTCGCGATCGGCGCGGTGCAGGCGGGCAACGGCGTCGGCAACTCATGGGCCGGCTACGCGGCGCTTGAGGGCGGCGGCACGGTGACCGCCGCCTATGAGTGGCAGTTTGCTAGTAACTGGGCGCTGCAGCTGGTCGCGTTCGCGCCGCAGGAGATACCCGAGCCGCCGATACAGCCGCCCGTAACCGGCCAGAAGGTGCGCCGCTACGATCTGACCTTTTACCGGCGGTACGGCTACCCCGAGGTCGAGCCGCCCGAGCCGCCCGAGCCGCCCGGCCCGCCGCGGCCACCCGGCGAGCCGGTGCTGGTCTGGATCCGGTGGGACGGGCTAGAACTGCAGGACTTCGGCGACCCATCCGACCCGGCGGCATGGTTTACCGCGGTGGTCACCCTGGTCGACGGCTGGTATGCCTCGCCGCCGCTGGACGGGAACAACGCCGAGCGGGCGCTGAGCGACGGGCAGGTGCGCGGGCGCAAGCTGCTGGGCGCGCGGGTTATCACGATCGACGGCGCGGCGGTGGGCCCGCGCGACCGGCTCATGGGCTGGCGGGATCTGCTGGCGGCGCGGGCCGGCGACCGGCTGCCGCGGCTGCTGGAGATCCGCGACCCGTGGCTCAACGTCACCATGACCGCCATGGTGCGCGCCGATACCGAGCTGTTCCGTCATGAGTTTTTCGCTGGCCCGGTGGCGTTCCGCTACTCCGTTACGGTGATCGCCGCCGATCCGCTGCTCTACGGGCAGGCGTGGCACGTGGTGGTGCTCACCACCGAGACGGCAGCCGACGCGGGCCGGCGGTATGAGCCGCAGCCACCCTGGCCGCGCCGCTACGATCACCCGCCCGGGTGGGCGCAGGAAAGAGGTGTCACCTCGGGTTGGGGGTATGAGAGCCCGTACCCGCCCGGCAGCGCCGCGTTCCTGCAGAACCGGGGCAACGCCGCCGCGCCGGTGTTCGCGACCTACCAGGGCGATCTGTCGGCGTCGGTGCTCACCGACGGGTTTGAGGAGCAGGAGGTGACCGGGCAGATCTTGCTAGAGCCGGTGCCCGGCGGCGTGACGATCAATGTTGCGACGGCAACGCTTATCGCCGAGGCACCCGGCGGGTCGCCGCGGGCGCAATGGGTGCGCCCGGGGTCGCGCCCGCTGGTTATCCCGGGGTTCACCACGGTGCGGTGGCACCTTTATGCGACCGGCTCGGGCCGGGTGACGCTCACGTGGCGGGATGCGTGGATATGAGCACGCCGCAGCCGCTCATCTACCTCGCGGGCGAGTACAGCGATGACGCCGCGCCGCTGCAGGCACCCGTCGTGGTCACCGATCCCGTGCCCGCCGGGGCTGCGCTGCTGGCGCTGGGCGGCGCGGGCAGCGCCGCCGCGCCATGGCCGGTGCTGCAGCAAGTCACCGACAACCGGGGCAACGGGTGGGCAGTGCACGCCACCACACCCGGCGGCAACCGGGTGAGCGCGCTGGCATCATGCCGGGTGACCGAGCCGCTGCTGCCCGGCGACCAGGTGACCGGGGTGGCGGCGGCGGCACCGTTCACCCGCTGGCAACTGCTGGCCGTGGTGCCGCCACCGGGGTGGGTGCTGCAGCCCGCCGCGGGCAGCGTGCAGACCGGCGGCGCGACCGCCGCCGCGGTGTCGCTGCCCGCGCTCGGGCCGGCGGGCGCGAACGGCGCGCTGGGCGTGGCCGTGTTCATCCAGGCGGGCGCGGCGGTGTTCAGCGCGAACAGCTGGCCGCTGTTCGCCACCACCAGCACCACACCTACGCTGCGGTCGTTCACCACCGCCGCCGCGCCGGGCGCGGCGGTCCCGGCGTTCACCGGCACCCTCGCCGCCGCCGCCGCGCACTCCCTCATCGGGCTGCGGCTCGACTTCGCGCCGTGGCCCGTGCTGGCCGTCACCGGCCCGCACGCGCTGCCCGCGGCCGAGGTGGGGGTGCCCTACGCGGGGCCGCCGGTGACCGCGGAGGGCGGCTGGCCACCGTATGCGGTGGCGGCGTCCGGGGTGCCGCCCGGCGTGGCGCTGGCCGGCGGCCACCTAGCCGGGACACCCACCGAGGCGGGCGGGTTTGAGGTCACGTTCACGGTCGCCGACAGCGCGGGCGCAACCGCCACCCTGACGCTGCCGCTCACCGTCGCCGAGCCATCCGAGCCGCCCGAGCCGCCGCCGCTGCTGCCGGGGTGGACCGGCCCGCGCGAGCGGCTGCCCGCCGAATGGACATTCTGGGCCGACACGATCGTGGGGGCCAGCCCGCTGGGCCCGCTCGACCCGGTTGCGTTCACGTTTCAGCGGTTGCTCTGCGGGCACGGGCGCGGCGAGATCACGCTGCCGGTCGAGCAGGCGGCGCTCGATCAGGCCACGCTCTTGCGGCTCTGGTATTACCGGATCTGGGCGTACTACGGCGGGGTGCCGGTGTGGTGCGGGGTGCCAACCGGCATCGCCGACAGCGGCGGCAGCACCACCTCGCTCACGCTCACCGAGCTGACCGGCTACCTTGAGGCGCGGCAATGGGATGAGGTCGCGCCGCGCCGCTTCGATCAGGTCGAGCAGACCGTGATCGCGCTGACGATCGCCGAGCCGGTGACCGACGTGGGCGTGGATATCGTGACCGCCGCCGGGCCCGGGGCGCTGCGCGACCGCACTTACACCTACCTGGAGCTGTCGCGCGCCGAGCTGCTCTATAACCTGAGCCAGGTGGGCCAGGCCGAGAACCAGGCCGCCGGCCCGCAGTTCCGCACCGAGTATTGGCAGGATGCCGCGACGGGCCGGCCCCGGTGCCGGCTGCGGATCGCCTACCCGCGGGTCGGCGGGCAGCTCGGGCTCGGGCTGACCGTGCCCGGCGACGCCACCGCATACGGGGCCCGGTGGGACGCCGACCAGCTGCGCACGCGCACGTTTGCCGCGGGCGAGCTGCCCGAGAACGCGGCAGAGAACGCCGCCCGCCCGGTGTTCATGGTTGACCGCCCGCAAGCCGGGCTGCCGCGGCTTGACCGGGTAGACGACTACCCCGGGGTGTCGCTGATCTCGACCCTGCGCGAGCGGGCTAATACCGCGGCGGTGCAGTACGCCAGCCCGGTGCTCGACCTGTCTGCAGCCGGGCGGGTGAGTGAGCCGCCGGTTAGCTCATACGCGCCCGGCGACAGCGTAACGATCCGGGTTGTGTCGCCGCTGCTGCCCGGCGGCATCGAGCTGGCCGGGCAGCTCACCGCGGTCGACGTGAACGCCGCCGAGTCGAGCGCGGGCTGGACAGTCGCGACCGTGCTGCCCGCGCCGCGCCCGCGGGCCACCCTTACCGAGCGGCTTGACCGCATAGATCTGACCATCGCCGCGGCGTTCCGGGCCCGGCTCACCCCGGCGACATAAGGAGGCCACCGCCATGCCACCACGCAGGAAGCCCGCCAAGCCCGGCACGGGCGGGATCGCGGTGCCCGCCGCGCCCGACACCGGGCTGATCGGCGCGCCCGCGAACGGCAACGGGCAGACCACCCCGGACGGCTACCCGGTGCCCATGACCGACGAGATTGAGGGCGAGCTAGACGGGGTGCCCTTCGGGCTGCTCATGTGGGGGCAGGCCGGCATTTACAACGGGGTCGATGACCGCATGGTGATCGCTGCCGTGGTCGACAGCCAGATAGGCGTGGTGCGCCCGCCGGTCGCGCGGGCCGGCAACGGGCTCGACGTGATCATAGAGCCGCCATGGATGGCGGTAGCAGATTGCGGCGACGGCACCCGGGCGGTGGTCGCGTCACGGCAAACGCACACCCTGACCGCGCAGCCGCCGCAGAGCGGCACCCGCATCGATCACATTTGGTGCGAGACGCGACCCGATGACGGGCTCTGGCTGCTCAAGCTCATACCCGAGACGCAAACGATCAACTACTCCGGGGTGTCGCTCGGGCGGGTGACCATGCGGGCGCAGGACAACCTTGCGTCTCAGTTCACGTTCTCGCGGCTGGTGCCGACGATCGGCAGCCACGCCAGCGCGCAGATCTTCGACTGGAACAGCAACAACTTCGGCAACCTCACCCCGGATTACCCGATCGCGCCCACCTCGGTGCGCCCGCACCGGCTGTTCAAGGTGTCGGCGTTCGGCGAGGGCCGGTTCGGCAACCCGACCCGGTTCCTGTTCTTCCGCACGGCGATCTCAAACAGCCCGATCGTGTCGATTGACTCCGGGCAATTCTGCCAGGCAAACGACTGGTTTGACTGGGAAGCCGAGGCGCTCTGGCATATCCGCGCCGACGGCACCCGGGTGCGGCAGAAGGTCGCGGCCACCGTGAGCCGCTACAGCAACACGCGGGACAAGCAGGCCGGCCAGACTCGCCCGGCGTGGTCGGTGCGCGCGGTGCGCACCAATTGGGGCGAGGACGCCAACTTTAACCGGGCGTGGCAGAACATACAGATCCGCTTCCGCTTCGGCAATATCTCCTCAAACCAGCTCATGCGCTGCATGGGCTCGACCTTCGAAACTTATGAGCCGTACCTGGAGTGATCATGACGGAGACTACCGGTCCCGCGATGTGGGGCCAGGACGCCGAATACACCGCCCGCGATGACCGGCTGGCGATCACGGCGCTGTCGATGGCCCGCACCGGCATGGTGCGCGCGGCTGAGTTCGTGCCCAACGGCGGCATGACCGTGCTGATCGAGCCGGGCTGGCTGGCGGTCGCCAGCTGCGGCGACGGCACCAGCGCGATCGTGGGCTCAGACTCGCCGGGCATGGTCGAGCTTGAGCTGGGCGGCGAGGAGGCGCGCACCGACGTGATCTGGTGCGACGTGTTCACCGACGCCGGGCGGTGGATCATTACCACGATCGGCCCCGATGAGGTCGCCGGCCGGCCCGGGGTGCGGCTCGGCGTGGCGGTGGTGCCCGCGGGCGCGGTCGGGCTCGACCAGGTGTCGATCACCCCCGATGAGTCAAGTTTCACCACCACCGAGATGGGCCCGCCCGGACCCCCGGGCCCGCCGGGGCCCGTGGGCCCGCAGGGCGCGGGCGTGGTCATACAGGGCAACCTGCCCGGCCAGGGGTCGCTGCCGGGCAGCGGCGAGCTGGGCGAGGGCTGGCTGATCGACGGCGATCTGTGGGTGTGGACCGGGCAGGGGTGGACAAACGCCGGGCATCTGCAGGGCCCGGAGGGCAGCCCGGGGGGCACGGGCCCGCCGGGGCCCGCCGGCGCTACTGGCCCGCCGGGCGCGGCGAGCACCGTGCCCGGCCCGCCGGGGCCCCAAGGCGAGCAAGGCAACCCCGGCGAGCAAGGCGACCCGGGCGACCAGGGCGAGCCTGGCCGCGGCGGCATGCTGGTGGTGGCCGAGGATTTCAGCACCAACGGGCAGGCGGCAAGCGTATGGACCGGCGGGCTCGACCGGGCGCTCACCGACCCGGTGACGCTCTACCCAGGCCGGTGGTATCGCGCGACGGCGCACGCGGGCGCGTCAAACTGGCAGGGGTCGGGCAACGCTAACGGGCGGCTTGGCATCGGCTGGCGGCTGGCGAGCGCGAGCACCGGCGGCAACATCATCGGGCTCGCGGCGTATCCGTATGACGGGCAGCCGTCGGCGGCGATGCAAGCCGAGGCGGTCTGGCAGGAGGATCCCGAGGGGCAGCCGCGCGAGGTGGTGTTCCTGGCCCGGTTCTGGACTACTAACACAAACCTGGTGATTGGCCCGGCGTCCTCGCTGTCCGGGCGGCTTGAGCCGCTGCGGATCACCGTTGAGGATCTGGGCGGGGATGAGGCCATAAATTTTAGCGAGGAGGATAGCGGCGGCCAGGGCCCGCCGTCGGTGCCGGGCGGTGGCGGCTCGGGCACCGCTCCACCTCCACCTCAGCCCGTGACCCGCACAACGACGTATCGCTGCTCATCCACGCGCAGCTGGTACGGCAGCCAATCGTTCATCATGAACCGGCAGCGCAACGCCAACGGCGCGATGCACCAGGGCGCGGCGTCCGGGCAGCTATCCACCACCGGCGACCAGTTCAGCCACGTGCTCATGCCGTTCACCCGGATCCGCAACGATCTGCGCGGGGCCCGGATCGATCGCGTCGAGTTTTTCATACGCAATACGCACTTCTGGTTCAACTCTGGCGGCTGGTGCATCTTCGGCTATGGCAGCCGCACCAGCTACCAGGGGGCCACCTCGCTGGGCAACGCCAACGCCGCCCGGTGGACTATGAACCAAGGGCAGTCAACCTGGCGGGATCTGACCGGCACCCTGCGCAACGTGGTGGCGACTAACTCGTTTGCCATGATCCAGATAGGCCGGTCAACCGACCGGACCAACCCGAGCGATCTGAACAACTACGGCATCTTTACCGGCGGCACCGGCTCAAACGGTCCAGCGCTGCGGATCCGCTACACCCGATAGGAAGGGCGCACCCATGGACGTGGCCACGCTGGTTAAGGCAATGCCGGGGCTGAGCACCGCCAAGGCGCAGGCCTACCTCGGGCCCATGCAGGCGGCGATGCGCGAATTCGGGATCACCACCCGGGCGATCGCAGCCATGTGGCTGGCGCAGGTCGGGCATGAGTCCGTCTCGCTGCGGTTCATGGAGGAGATCGCCAGCGGTGCCGCCTATGAGGGCCGGCACGATCTGGGGAACACGCAGCCCGGCGACGGTAAGCGGTTCAAGGGCCGGGGCCCGATCCAGATAACCGGGCGCAGCAACTACACCCGCGCCGCGGCGGCGCTCGGGCTGCCGCTGGTGAGCAACCCCGCCATGGCAGCGGACCCTAAATATGCGTTCCGGGTGTCGGCGTGGTGGTGGAAACAGGCCGGGCTCAACTCGATCAGCTCGACCAACCCGGGCACCGCCGCATGCTGCCTGGCGGCCACCCGGCGGATCAACGGCGGGACCAACGGGCTCGCCGACCGGCAGTCGCGCTATACCCGGTGCTGGGCGCTCGGCACCGCCGTGCTGCCAGCTGCAGGCGCGGGCGGCGGCGGCTCAACCTCTGGAGGCGACGACATGACACCCTCGGTTTTCTGGAACGCCAAAGACAGCCAGCTCTACCGCGCGGTGCGCGGCAGCGACGCCAAGGTGTATTACATGGGCCCCGACACCAAAGGCAAGTGGCAGAGCATCTACAAAAACTCGCACTGTGCCAGCGGCGTGTCGATCACCGGCAACCCGAACAACGGCAGGTTGTGGATCAGCTACGTCAACACCTCGGGCGCGATCTGCACGCTGCGGCGTAACCCGGGGGCAAAAAATTGGGAGTGGTCGACGCAGGGCGGCAACGTCAAATGAGCACGCCGCCGCGGTGGTGGCCGTTCGGCAAGGGAGGCAGCAAAGTGACCGAACAGGAGCAATGGACCGACGCGGGCGAGCCCGAGCCGCCGGTGGACTCGCCGCCGCTTGAGTCCGAGGAGGGCCCGCCCGCCCATGATGACGGGGCCGACGCGGGCGGGCAGGCAGCCGCGGGCCAGGACGGCGGCGAGCCCGAGCCGGGGCCCGCCGGGTGAACGCTGACCGCGGCTGGTGGGCCGGCGCGGTGGCGCTGGTGCTCGCGCTCGCGGTCGGCGTGTCGCTCTGCGGCGCAATCCTGATCATCGCGCTTGATGACCGGGCCGACGATAGCCAGCTCGGTACGGTGATCACCACGCTGGCGGGCGCGGCGGTCGGCGCGGTCGCAACCTACCTCGGGACCAAGGCCACCACCAACGGCGGCGCTCAGAGCGCCGCTGAGGGGCCCGGCGAGCCTGGCCCGGGTGATGACACCGGCGGCGAGGTGTCCAGCTCTGAGCCGCAGCCACCGGCAGGCGCAGGGGCATAAGAAACCCCCCGGGCCATTACCGGCCCGGGGGTGCCGCGAGGTGCCCGCCGCCCAGGAGCCTAGCGGCGGGCCCGCC